TTGTACTCTTTTTACATCAACTCTAGGTTCGTGATTTGAAATTGCTTGTTGTACTAATTTTTGCAATGCACTACCAGTAGTATCATCTATTGGCTCAAACATCAACTGGCGTATCTGAGATCCCCAATTGGGTTCAAAGGGTCTTTCATTCAGATTGGTATAGATTATATTTTTCATTGCCTGACGAACAGCATGGACATCAAATTTTTTGCCAATGTCCTTAGATATAAAGTTCTTTGTAAACTTCATATCGATGTCTTTATAGAGTCTTACAGGTTCTTTTCTCATAGTTCTATTTATAACTCCTAATTACCATCCATAGCGATTTTCGCCTTCTTTAGATATATTTCCTGTGCCGCCTTCCGGAAGCACTGCTCTGATACTTCCTAAACTATCTTTAATCTGTTTGACTGCAAGTTTTCTACCTTCTTTTGATAGCAAAGATTTTGCTTCAATGTTAGGTCTTGATCTAACTTCGATTTCTGAATTTCCTCTACCACGTAACTCCATTTTCTTTTCGCCAGTTTCTGGATCAGTAACTTCTTTGTAAGTAGGAACCAAATCACATAGTTTGTTTAAATCTCCTTGTAGGTCCCGTAGAAGATTTGTTATGTTTTCTGGATCTTTCAATAAGTCTATATCAGCATCTTCATACTTTTCTTTAAGTCTTTCTACTTCACTTAAAAATAAGACTCCCTGGTTTGCAAGTGAAACTATGTCTTTAATTTCTTCTGGTAAAGCCTTTTTTAAATCTGCTAAACTAGTAAGTTGTGGAAACTGTGTCTGTAATTGTAGTTGTATTTCTGCATAGACTGCCGCCAACTCCGCATCAATGATACCAGGAATTGAATTGATCTTGTTTTGAACAAGTTGCATTTTGTCCTGAATAATGGAGAAGCCTTCGTCTAGCTTGTCAGCTAATTCTCCTAATGCTCCTATTTGACAATCTGCCATTCTTTTATTCCCTAGTTAAGTTTAATTGCTGGTGCTGAAAGTTTAATAAGAGTCGTGCTAGTAAGGGTAGTTGTTGTACCCAGAATATTCGTAGCTGCCGAACCAGTGATATTAATAACTCCCGCTGAAGTAATATTATATGTTCCAACACCGGTTGTCTCAGTTATATTACCAACTGCCACCATCCTATTCACATTACCAAGCATAATTTTCTCATCGTATGACGTTCCATCAAATGCAGTGACAGAATTCATAATACGTTTACCTACTATTTGTCCTGGTAAAGGTGGAATAACAGGTACTATACCAATCGCTTCTAAGTGACCCATAGTTCCCATTGTATTAATATACGCAGACTGTAGTGATACTGTCGGGAATGTACCGTTAAAGTTTGGTGTTAGTTTTGTTGCGAGAGTTACATCACCCGCAGTAAGTACTTGGAAATCACCATATGTAATAACGGGTTCTATACCAGATTCAGTGAGATCCACGCCAAATGAAGGTAACGTTGCAATCTTATAATCTCCACTAACTGTAACATCCGTACCTAAAGCATAAGTAGTTGTGTTCTTTCTTCCAATTGCTTTGATATACTCACCAGCAATTCTCTTAGAGACTACTCCTTGTCCTTGACTACATTGTATGGTTTCCCATTGATTGGCCACAACAAGACTAGATTTATCAGTTAAGGTCTCTTCAATTCTATTTCCTTGTGTCTTACTTACTTTACTACCACGAACAGTTTCAAAAGAATGACCTAGTATGTCTTCATACTTGTTACCTAAAACATTAAGATTATAATCACCCTCTACTGTAATATTAAAGTCTCCCTTAACAAGTAGATGCTTATTACTAATAACGATTTCATAATCTTCAGATTGAATTCTTACTGATCTGGTACCATCTGGTTGTATCTCTTCATATGTACCAGAGTTGTGCATCTGGTGAATTCTTCCTGCACCAGGAGTATCATCAACTTCAAATATGTGTCCTGTTTCTGTCTCAGTCACTTTGTTATGTGGATATTCTGAAACTGATTTCTCCACTCCTTGTGGGTGTGGCTCTTCCCAAAATTCTTGTGTATATTTGGGTGGTGGTGTTGGAGTCGCCAGCGGATTTCCGTTTTTATCTAAACCAGGATGAAATAAAGAAGTTTCGTTTTCTTCATACACAGTCATTTTTGGTGCAAATGCTTTACCAATCTTTCTACCATCATCAACATCAGCAGAACCTATACGAATATCTCTCTTTGCCTTTAATGAGAAATGTTCTTCTGCTACATCTCCGCCCCTAGAAAGTCTAGAAGAGTCTGCTTCTTTTAATACATTTTTACCTTCATCATATTCTTCACCAAATTCATCTTTCTTTTTTTGTCTAGGGTATACACCGTTTGGATCATAGAACCCAGTTTTATCTCTATCGAATTCTATAACTTTACCGTCACCGTCTTCTGGTAAGTATGACATAGAACCCCAACTACCCATAATAATTGGAATTTGTCCATCTGGTCCATCAGCAAAAAATCCAATAACTGCACTACCTTCTACAAGACCAGAAGTATTTGTTCCTACTCCTGATATACCCGCAGAGGTAACTGGTTGCATAGGAATAGCCCACGGTAATTCTTCTGTTGGCATCTTAGTTTTATCATTTGTATGATAGCCAAAAATTCGAACTTTATATCTTCCAAGTTTATCGGGGTCATATCTATCTTCAACAATTCCTTGCCACCAAGTAAACTGTGGATATATTCCTTGTTTTTTAGTTTTAACTGACACTGGTATCTCCGTATGCATCTCTGACAATATTTAATGTCATTTTATGCTCAGATGGAGTGATATCGTGTAACACACCAGAAACTGCCCATATACCAGATATTTTAGGATCAAAAAGTTCCTCTCTGGACATACCTTTTGTTTTTTCTCCAACACTTGGAAAATTAAATCTAATTAGACTACCCACTTTCATATCTGTTTTGCCTGGTACTTCAATACGCATACTAATTCTTTTCAATTCTGCCTTTGCAGTATTTCTATAAGTTAAGTTTTCAAAATAATTTAAATTATATCCAAAATCAGAATCATTGTACAAGTTTGATGCGCCTATTCTAACATTCATTATTGCCGCTGGAGAGAATATTGGCTTTGCTTCTATAGGACTATCTTCTGATAGATGTACAAAGTCATCATATGATTTAGGTATTTTATTTCTTCCCTCTTCTTTTGAAGTATAATCAAATACCATATGATAGTTTTGTTTTGTAATCATATCAATTCCAACTGTTGTGCTACCATAATAACCAGATTGCTGATTGTCTAATTCGTTAAAATAGTTTTTCATATCACTTGAAAGAACAGTACTATATTGAGGTGATACAAAAGGACTTGTATACTTAAAATTTCCTAAACTTTTTCTTTCGCCTTCTAAATGCTCACCATAACCAGAAGGTAATAAGTTGTACTCGTCATACAACAATTCTCTGTTTTTTTGTTCTACTATAAGTTCGGTTAAAGAACCCATTACAAATTCTGTTCTTGTTTCAAAAAACAGACTATTGGGCATTACTAATTTACCACCAACATCTGCAGGATCAATATTTTTTGCAATAAATTCCATGCACTCAAATGCAGACCAATTTGTTGCAGTGAAAGTAAAATTATTTGATTTATGTGGTGTTCCTAAAATTGTTAAAGGAGTTTTATTCTTAAAAATTCCATCTCTATCTCTTATTCTTTTTTCTTGAATAAAATCTTCATACATATCTTTTGCCATTTTCTCAGTAGACCCTTTAAATCTTCGAGAAAATTTAGTAGATAAATCTTTCATACCTTCAATAGATATTAAATTCAATACAAAATATTGTTTTCTATCATCTTTAACTAACCTATCAGATACAGAAAATATAGAAAATGTTTTATGATATGCCTCTTCATCGTCCAAAAAAGGTGAGCGAACTTTCATTGTAACCGTACTGCTTCCAGATATATCAAGTCTTCCTAATATATTAGCAGAATCACTAATAGCCATTTCTACAAACAAACAATGTTGAAAGATATTTTCATATATCTTTATGTTTTGAAAAAACTCACGCAAATCAATAACCACATTACCCGCAAGAGTAATGTAAAGTTCATCTATATCTATTGCTCCTGCGCCGTCTGGAGTTTCTCTAGCCATTTAATTATTTCTTTATAAGTTGTTTAAATTGCCCTATAAACTGCTGGACATATTCTGGTTTCAAAAGTTGAATTTCTGATTTATCATCATTCAATCTAGCTTCATAATCGTAGTTACTCACAGAAACAATTTCACCAGAAGATACTTTCGCTTCATCGTAATCTGTTTGCACTGTCCTATCTGCACTAAATGCATAATGGTGTGTACCATAAACTTCATTATCTCCATACTTATCTTTACACATAGAAATAAGATCATCATGGCTTTTTGGCCATTCTTTATGCATATTGGTAATATTATTTGCTAGAATAACAATCCAATGATACTGAGCATTTTCATATAGTCTATATGCAATATGTTCCGGTTTCTCACCATCTTGAACTGTATATGTATCAATATAGGCTAAATTTTTAAAAAGATCATTTACTGCAACTCTTCTAAAAATATCAGGATAATTAATAAGTTGTCCTTCAACTTCGATAGCCGCTATTGGAAACTGACTAAAAAACATTATTGATTATCTCCTTTAATATTTGCATCGGCTTCTTTCGTTGCATCTTGGGTATTATTTGCTTCAGCATCTTGTCCTTGATTACCACCGGAACTATCTACATCGAATCCTTCTGTTGGATCCCAATCATTAAAATGTTCTCTTGTGATAAGTGCAAGTTCTCTAAACTGCATTTCTACAGTTATCTCAGTTGGTGCACCGCCTGTATTTTGAAAAGTTGTTAATGCTCCACCTGCACCAAAATCAACTTTCATATTGACCAATGCACAGTCAGCAATTTTTGTTAACCACTTGTTTGTTGCACCTCTATACTGATATTCGATTTCGAAAGTAGAGGGGTACATGATAAAGAAATCACCAGTTTGTTCTGGATGCATATGTTCTCTAAATGTAGAAATGATTTTATATGTCGATGCAAGTTCTGCCGCATTTCTTGGAATAAATTTAAATGTATACGCAAATGATCTAAAGTTCATTCC